CATCAACCTCAATAAAATTGTCTATTTTTTGTGGCTCTAATATTTTAGTGTGAAAATATCTTCCTTCCAACATTGGCTTGGTCATCTCCTGATTAACTCTAAACTGCGTTGGATTTTTTAACAGCTTTCCTATGTCGGAATTCGATAAGTACTGCTTACCGAACTCCCCATAGTATTTAGAGTCATCTTCAAGGTGTTTTAAGATCTCTGATTTATCCATTTTTTATAGCTTTAGCAAGTTCCTTTTTTACAACAGCTTTCATGTTGTACTTAGTTTCTAATCTTTTAGCAATCTCCTCAAGACCTAAAGATTTATTTTTAGCAACAAAAGAAAGAACCTTTACCCAGTTTGTATCTCCAATATCTAAGGTAATAAGAGTTTTAACTTTCTCTGCTTTAGGAGGTGTTGCAGTCACGTTTGTAGTCTCTACTAAATCCTCTCCAGCATACAAGCTTAATCCAAGTCCATGCATTGCAATAGCTTTTGCAGTTGCTCTTTGGATTGCTGTGTTTACATCCATGGATGTGATTTTATCTACAGTAATTGATTTCTGTCTGAAATCTTTAATTGGAAGATAATCAATATGCTCAATATTGTTTACTATAATACCAACCTTTACATAACCAGTTACACCATCAGTGAACCAGTTTAGTCCAGTCTCAGGAGATTCGTAAACATTTCTTTGTGCATCTGAATGCTCTAATTTTAGGTATGCCCATGCATTAGCCCATGATAGGTAATCGAGATTACCTTTTTTCTCAATTTTGCTTTTTACGTTTATCGCAACCAGCTTTTCAAAATAACTTTTCTCTGTACTCATTTGATTTGATTTTAATTAATAATTGATTTTAACTTTAACTGAAGCTCTGCGTATTTATGCAAGGCTTGTTCTCTTTTGTTTTTTAGATTTTGAATGTGTTTGTCGTTTTTACGAGTATTAACTTCATTCTTGATTTTATTTTCTATAAGCTCCAGCTTATGTAAGCAATTTGATATTCCTAATTTTATACAGCCCACGTTCCATCCACTTTCTTTAAAAAAAGAATACTCTATTTGAGTACACTCAGTGTAGTAATCCCCACCTTTAGTTGTATTCATTATTCTAATTTCATCACTGAATTTATGAATCTTAACACCCATCTTCATTACATTAAATCCTATAGGCTGGTCACTAAAAACTGGCTCATTTTGATTCATTGCCTGATGTAAGATTTCTTTTAACGTGTACATACTAATTGTGTAAAATTTCAGTAATAAGATTCTTGTAGTCTGAATCTCCATCTATTAATTCTTTAGCTTTCTTATAGCTGTAAATAATATTAGAATGCGTCACTTTGTGACCATTCTCTTCCATGAATCTCTTTATATATGAAACTCTAATTGGTCTTTCCATACACAGATAATAAAGCATCTGTCTTGCATCTACAATGTCTCTTCTTCTGTTCTTTTCAAACATCTCATCTAAAGTGATGTGAAATTTCTTAGCTATTGCTTTAGCGTAAACATCAAATATATCTCTTTTCATTTATTTGGTTTTTAGTTTGATTAATTCAAACTGCAAGTGATCAATTGCTTTCTGAATATCTTCATTAGGATTCTCGTGTTTATTATATGCTCTTAGTATGTAAGTACATGCAGTTCCTAAATTGTAATTTAGATTAAAATTTGTCACTACCTCGATGGCAGTGTAGTTGTTGTCTCCATCGTAATAAGAGGGTGTATCAACTTTTACTTCTTCTAATGTATTGGTGCTTGTCCAATGTTGTCTGTCTATTGCCATTACGTTATGTTTTGTACCACAAAAACCCCCACATTTCTGTGGAGGCGATTGTTTAAATCAACTACAATTCAAACTGGTTAGATACCTAAAGGGACTTCATCCTCTTCAATCTCTGTAAATTCTGTGTACTCAATTTCTTCTGTTTTCAATTCTTGCTTGTCCTTGTTAGGATTAAATGATAGGAAAAGCTCTCTTAATTCAATATAGTTTTTTGTCATGATTTTATTAAACTTTAGTTATACTTGGTTTGTAAAGATACTATAAATACATAGTAACTAAGCTATGTTTTTTAAAAAAGATACGACAACGTACCCAAGAAGATATGATGTCGTACCCAAAAATACTTGTTATTGCCCATCTATGAATTGCTTTCCAGCACCATGTTTACAAATTCGTCCACATGTATTTTGTGTGCGTAATCATGCTCTTCTTTCATAGCATGTTCTAACTCCTCTCTATCGGTTTCTTCTTCAAAATTGTAATAGAGATTTTCCATCCATGAGCCAACATCATCCACGTATCTACTCTCGTGATAGGTCATTTCTTTGTGGTCTACAATTCCTTTTTCATTAAATTGAACTATACCAGCAAAATCGCAACCACACTCATCATACTCCATATTAGCAGTCAGGTTGTAGTAAATACAAATCTGCTCAACTAAGCTTATTGGTGGACTCCAAGCACTATCTCCAGCAATCGTAAAGTCATCAGCATCATCATAATTGTAACTCTTTAAGCAAAATTCCCACCATTTTGTTCCATAGGTGTAACACATTTGATAACGCTCTATATTCACATGTCTTTCCTCCAAAACCTCAAGGCTATCTCCAACCTTACCCTTGTCTAAAACAAAGTCTCCAAACTCTGTAAAGTAGTTTGTTTTGTCATACTCCTTGAACTTGTTTTTTAATTTTTTAAGCTGTGTAGCATCTCCATTAAACACTACGTGATTCCAACAATTGTTTGCCATTTTATTTAATTTTAATTATTTGACTTATGTCGTGAATAGGGGAGAATCGAACTCCCCAAGCACCATGCTATTCTATTGTTATTATTAGTAGCTTGATTCAACTACAACCACATTGTCTTTCACAATAATTTGACCAGTATCTTCCCACTCATCTCCTCTCCACTCAAAACTGCCATTTAGTTTTAATCCCCAGCCTTTAAAGACGTATTTAATAACGTACTCAAGCCACTCTATATAATTGTAGAATTTTTCGCATTCATCCCATATTAGAAAGTATTTACCATTCTCTTCTGTAATCTCCCACTGCAACCATATTGATGGCTTACCATTAGGCTTATAGCCATCCTCGTGTCTCGTGTTAGCAAACTTGTTGTAAGTGTCAACCATGTCTTTTGTAAGTGTCTTGTCGAACTCTAATTCTCCTCTAAAAATTGTGCTATATCCCATATCGTTTTATTTATTGTTTTTATAATGTTACGTTCTCGGTTTGATTATTCCATATCCAAGAGTTGTCTCCTCCGAAAGGAATAGTCTTGTCGTGATTAGCAGATACTCTTCTTGCTTCTTGTAAAGAGTAACCACTCCATAGGTTTTGTACTTGTCCGTTGATTTTAGCTTTGATTGTGTAAAATATCATAATGTTATTTTTAGTTGTTGTTATTATTTTCAATCCAAAATACTATCGCTTTGTGGAATTCCTCAATACCTTCTAAGCCATCTTGATTATCCCAAGCATCTTTGTAGTAGTACTCAGCTAACATTTCTATAGTAGAACTTAAAGTATGAAAGTAGTCGATGCCTATCTTCTCAATTATAGGCATCAGCCAATCCCAAGAGGTGTGGTACTCCAAATCATCAACATCACAAAGTTCTGTATCTGATATTTCAATGAAGCCATTTGAATTAGGTCTATATAAGACTTCAAGCCCCATAAACTCTGCTATTAGTTTATTTTCTTTCATTATTAGTAGATTCTTCATTTTATTTTATTTTTATTAATGATTTGTTAATGCGTAATACGAATTGCTGTAGCTCGTAAATTTCATCACTACCAATTCTGTCGCTCCAACCCAGCATTTCTTTTATCTGAGTTCTTAAATCTATCATGTCCAATTTCATGGTCTTGATTGTTTTTTGAGATTCCATGTAGTCTCCCATTAGAGATGTTATTTTGTTAAAATCTCTGTCTTTTTGTGTTTCCTTGTAGCTCATCTTATAATTGATTTTTATTTTGGCTTAATTGCCTTTACCACCAAAAACCCACTCCGTTTTGGAAGTGGGTTTGGCTTATTAAGGGATCTGTTTAATCGTTCTTATTTTCTTGTACATATTCATACAGCTGAGTTGATATCTGTGTCTCTAAAAAATCATAGTAGAAAGTTGTAATATCCTCTCCATTTAAGAACACTTTAGTAACCTCTAACTCATCCTCTGGAGGCGATTCATAATCTCCATCATCCCAGTAGTAATCGTAATGGATTTCTAACTCATATGCGAACGCTTCTGTAATCTCGTAAACTCCTTGTATCTTCATATCTCAAAGTCTTTAGTGAATGTCCAATCGTAGCATCCATATCCATGATTAGTTGTGTAGATGTATCCAAGTGATACAAGTTTAGATACAATCTTATT